AGAATCATAACAGAATCATAACAGAATTATACTATAAAAACATACAAAGGTAAACATATTTATTTCAAGAACAGGTCAACTTGGTCTGTGTCTAAAATTTGGGTTTTTGTGTTGTAAGTAGCTATGTGAACTCCTTCCGAATACACAAACACCAACGATTCTATATATTCGTAACTACACAAAACGTTCCCTTCGAACGATTTGAACTCTTTGAACTTTTGGTTTTCATATTTGTATGTGCTATTGAACATAGTTTATTACTCTGATTAAGCGTTGTGACGTATTTTGACCTTGTGTTGACCTGATTTAATAGACGCATTTCTACTTTTTTGATAACTTTGAATACGTTTCTTATTGACTCGGTAGTAACGTTTTCTATCAACTCTGGAAAGTCTGTTCTTTTTCTTCCGTTCAACCTTAGTTCTGCGCAAATCTGCCTTTGAGTTACTCATAAACGTACGTTTTTTACGATTAACATTTGATTTTTTCAAAATCCTAGAAACCGACTCTTCCATTTCGTCGGATTCTTCAGTAGATTCTAACAGTTCAAGAATAAAATCATACAACATAGGACCCAACGCATCAATCATTTCTTTAACGTCAGATAAATCAAACGCTCCATCATCGTAGTCATCATCGTAGTCATCATCGTAGTCATCATCGTAGTCATCATCGTAGTCATCATCGCGAACATTGGTGAAAAACGTGTTGTATAAAAAACTACCAAACTCATCAATTTCAAAGCTAGTCATGTCTTCAAGTTCGTGCGTAATATCGCCTAGTTTATCTTGGTAAACGAATTGTAAAAATTTCATAGTTAACATCCCCTATTATTTTATTATTTATACATTTGCGTTTTTTTCATCGATTTACAAACAGTCTTTCCGTTACTACAGTGTGTGCGTTTGTTCGCACGGAACATTGTTTTTGTATTTCGTACACTTGGTTTAGGTGTTTGTTTTCATAACCAGACAAGTATATTTTGAACTTGGAGTTTTTCACATATTCAGTTAGTGATATGTGGTTCATCTTATTTGAGTATTCCCAAGTGTTTTCATATGGTGGGTCTATGTATATTACAGTAGTTTCTTCTGGAGTTGTTATGTTCAATTTGAACATACATTCGTTGTGAATTAGTAACTTACCTTGTAGAAAATCTGCAAATTTTTTCGCGCGTTTTGCTCGGTACAGGTTAATTTGTATAAACTGTTTGTTGTGTTTTGCCAACAGCTCTCGGTGTAGTGTGTTTTTTCGTTCATCGTAGGTTTCACCAGACATAACATTGTCTATGTTTAGTTTTTCGTACGTTTTGGTTAACAAGTTCAAGTTGCTAGTGTCTAAGTTAACAACCAGGTCATGCGCAATTTTGTGAATTTCTTCATTTTTCTTACTAAATGTGTAATTTTTAAGATTTGAATTGAAAGAAAATAGGGTTTTTACACACCCGTTAGTTTCCATTTCTTCTAAGAAACGTTCCCGACCACACCATTTTAACAAATCATCAGTTTTGCCGTCGTTGAGTTCTTTTATAAAATTACAAACACCTGTGTGTTTTTCATTAAAGTGTACTTGTAATTGTCTTTTGAGAAACGCGTGTGAAATAGCTCCACCACCTCCGCATAAATCCCAAACGTGCTCTACTTTCGGGTTTTCACTAATTATGTGTCGAACTATTTCGTCAGCGATTGTGTTTTTAGACCCCAAATACGAAATACCTAAAGCTTTTCTCATGAATTTAACGCCTCGACGATCATAATAATCCCAAATCTTTCATCATTTGTTCTTCTTCAGTCAACACTAGTGTTGTGTTTTTTTCTAAAATTTCTCTATCTTGTTCTTGTATTTTTTTAATCTCTTCATTTGCGAATTTTTCATTCCGTTTTTGTTTATTAGATTCAATTTTAGCGACTGCTATGTTGGTTTCTTCGGGGCTTGTGTCAGAACTGAGCGAATCTAAAATTGATACATTTTCAGGTTCGTACACGTTCATATTTTTTAATTTTTCATATGGTGTTTGTTCTGGTTGGGATACAAATCGCATATGTTCATAATTTACGTTCATGTTCCAGCTGTCAGTAATGCCGTTGAAACGATTTTTCGTAATTTTACATATAATTTCTTTAGTCGCTTTCATTTCTTCGGTTTGTAACAAGAACAGCATCCAGTCGGCAGTTTGGGCTGTACCTATCGAGTCAGAGATTGTGTCGTTTGATGCTTCTTTGTTGCCGTACGCTGAACGGTTCAACTGTGAACAACTAATAATTGGTAATTTTAGTTTTTTAGCAGAAGCTCTGACTTCTTCACCGATTGATTTAACATATGAGTACAAACCAGCAGACGGAGTTACTAAGTCTGATTTCATAATACCTATATAATCGATAAATGCCAGATCAAAATCAATACCCCTTTCCATTTTGTACGTTTCAACTAGTTGTTCGAATTGCAAAGCGGAAAACGTCCCAGATGGGTAGTCTTTAACGTACAGTTTGCCACAAGAACCGGATGTTTTTAACGAGTTGTACGCTCGTATAATGTCATCTTTGTACAAAACTCTCGCGGATTCACGTTCTTCGACCAACCTAGCCAATTCAGCTTCAGTTTTGTTCAAATCCATAAGAGAATTAATGGGTAAGTTTAACGCATTGGCGTGGACACGTTTCATAATTTCTTTATCTTGCATTTCTAAAGAAACTAAAAGTATTTTTTTATTATCTTTAATCATCCCTGAAATTAAATCAGTTAAGAATAAAGATTTACCACCACCAGCCGGGGCTAACACAACACTCAACGTCCCTGGTAAAAAACCAGACCCTAGACGTTTGTTGAGTTCTTCATGTTGTGTTAAAATCCCAACATTTCGTTCACTGTAGTATTCTATCATCTCATCAATGTCGTCAAAATCAACACCTAAATCAGAATCTATGTTGATTTTAGCACGTTGTTCTAAAATCTGCTGAGCTTTCAACTTCAGCTCGTCTGATTTTTTCATCAATCCTTCAGAACCGACTTGCAGAGCTTCCAAATACAGACAATCTTTGACCCATTTAACTGTTTCATTACACATAAAGTCTACGTTTTCAACCAGCTCAGTACCGTTGACAACTTTTAAAGAATCGATGATGCTTTTTCTAATTTCTGAGTTACTTACGCCTTTCACTAAAGCTACTAATTCAGTAAGTGTTGGTTTTTTCCGATATTCTTTAAAGTACTGTTTTATTAGTTTGAACGTTTCTTGGTTGCCAACTTCGGCGAAGTGTTTAAACTCAACTAACGGAAGTAATTTTGAAAAAACTATATCATCGTAAGTTAGAGATTTTAACAAAATTGACTCGAATTCAGTATTCAACAGTTATCTCCTTTTGTGTGTTCAGATGGACACTTTAGTTTTTTAAAGCGTTTATGTTCTAAATAAACTTTAACTATAAACCCAACAGCTGTTAAAACACCAACGAATGGAATTATAAATCTCATAGTTTGTCAAAACACACTTGTTCAAATTTTCTCACACCATCTACAAAAATACAAGTTCTTGTAGTTCCCGTCAACGGTGTGAACTCATAAACACTCAAATCTGGACCAGCTGATTCAATCCTACCATATCGTGCTTTGATTAACTTAGTGTTTGAATCCAAATATCCACCAGATTCAGTACTTGCAAACTGACAACCCGACAACACGACAGCTAATAAACACAAAAATAATTTCATTCGGCTTCAGCTTCACGAATTTTTCTCCTGTATTCAATCGAGTTTTTTCGAATGTAACAATACACATCTTCGCGGTTCGTAAACATGTCAGGTGGGTAAGTTACCCAAATCGTATTATCTCCAAGTACGGCTTCTCGTTCGAACTTCCACCCAACTTCATTTTCAAAAGCATTTTCTAACTCCTTCAATCTGCGTTTTGCATTAACTGCGCTTCCGTATTTACCCATTGTGATTTTATTCATGTTTAATGTCCTGTTGATTAAAGATTTATTGAGCTAGTTTGAAAGTGCGCAAACGGTCGCTCAACAATACGTCGAATATGTTAAGTTCTGCGTATTCTTCAACGAATTCATAATAAGCTTGGGAAGTTTCGGAAGTTACGTTGAAGTCAACACCCGCGAAATAATCCTCTAAAGAATCGAACTCAACATATTCTCCATCTACTAAATATTCGTTATTTTTAACCAACAATGAATATGCCATAGATACATGTTCGGGTACTAAAATACACACATTTGTTAAAATTCCTTCTAAAGAATATGCATCTTCTCGGAAGTAAGTCCAAGGTAAAGTTGAGTACATCTCAAAAAAATCTTTCAGTTCGTGCATATGGATTGAAGAACCACCATTAAGACAAATAGTAGTTGGGGAATCTACCCAATTTTGTACCCTCGGGTCATCTGCGTATTTTTTAACAAGTTGAACTTGAGCGTGTGCTGCTTGAATCCCTTGTTGGATTGAACTCAAATACATCGGTGCTAGATTGTAAACTTTCATTATATAAAACCCTTTTTACGTTTAATAACATGGATTATATACTAAAACCGACCGAATGTAAACAGATAATCACGTCCAGAAAGATTGGAAGTATTTACCCATCAACAAACAACCATTTTGAATCCGGTCGTTGTATTTTTCCAAATCTTCTGAAGAATCCATATCTAGGGATTTCTTTTCATTAGTTGATATTTCCCCCAACGCCCAAATCACTTCTTCCATCATCCATTTGTATTTTTTCTCATCGTGTAACTGTTCACATCGTAATTCTTCAGGAACATCTTCGTTTTCAACAGCTCCACAACCGTGTTGTTCTTTCAACATTCTTTTCAACAACGGATATAAAATTAAACCACTTGTATAATCAGCACTGAAACAATCCTCAGAGTCAATCCTCACGTAATCTTTCAACAAAGGATTCCAATCGATGAAATCATTCCATACACGTTTTATACCACGATGGTAGTTGAATTGATACTTAGTTCGTCTGTTTAATATAACTTTCATCTGTTTTTTTAATTCCTTTTA